TCCTGCTGTCGGAGCAGATACCGCGCCAGCTGCTCGCTCACGCGTTCGGCCGTTCATAGATACGGACCCAGGCAATGTCGAACTTCGCATCGCGGTTCGTGTTGCCGAAGTTGTCGAGCTGGATCGTCAGGTGCATGGGGCCGGGCGCGTCGGCGACCCGGCCGCTGCCGGAGTAGATCTGTTCGCCGTCCACGAATGCTTTCAGCGTGCGGGCGCTGGGGTTCCACTCGCACGCGTAGTTGTGCCAGTTCTGAATATCGAGGTCGAACGATTCGTGGTCTTGCCGATAGGGGGAGTGATTCGGCAAGTGCATAAATAGTCCGAACTCGCCGGATCCTTCGTCGCATTCCATGAAGTCGTACTCAGCGCCTTCGGGCCACTGGTTGTTGTCGGGCCACAGGATCAGCACCGGGTGGTATCGTTCCGAACCGTTGTTCGCCGTGTTGTAGACCCGGGCCCTGATCTCGCACCGGTAGCCACGCCCGGTCCGGTGCTTGCACGCGGTGCCGCCACTGGTGCCGTTCGACAGCCCGGTGATGGTCATCATCCCGTCGTGCACGTTGAACGCCGACGGGCTGCGCCGACCGTTGCCGCCGTGGCCCGGTCCGTCGTAGAGGCCCCACTTCGCCGGGTCGGGCCGGCCCGTGTAGGTGAACTCGTCGCCGAAGATGATCGAGCCCCAGTTGCGCACCCGCGCTGCCTGCACCCCGTCGGCCGGGTCCCCGCCGCCGACCGGCGGCGGGCCGGGCTCTTCCGGGTCCGGCTCCGGGTCCGGCACCGGGGTGGGCTCCGGGTCGGTCGGATTTTGCGGGACCGGATTGAGCGTGCGCGTCCTGATCTGGACGGCGCCGCCGCCGGTCAGCGGAACGGTCAGTTCGTCGATGGTGTGCGTGCCGGGTGCGAGCGTGGCGACCTCGACGCGAGCCACGTCGAGCGGATCGATTGAGGGGTCGGGCACCACCCACAGCCCCTGCTCGACCGGCAGTCCTGTGGCCCGGGCCAAGATGGTCTCCGCGGCGGCGTCGGCCTCATCCGACGTGGTCAAGATGGGTGAGGCGTAGTAGCGGACCGCCGGGCCGAAAGGGCCATTCCATCGCAGCGGCGACAACGGGTCGGTGATGTAGGCCAGCCGGTAACCGGTCTGGGTGGCCGGATCCGACCCGGTCGCGCGCACGATGTTGAACACGTCGTCACGGCTGATCCGCCGGCTGGCCTGGGTGAGCGTGCCCGTGCGTCCCTCTCGCAGCGTCAGGCCGGGCGCCGTGTCGATCGCCGGGTTGCGATCGACCACGGCGAGCTCGCCGGTCCGCTTCGCCGTGATGGTCGCGCCCTTCGCGTCGACCAGCTTGGCCAGGAAGTCATAGACCGAGTCGTCGACCAGGACGTCGGTCGCGACCAGCTCTGCGTCAGGGTCGTAACCGGCGGCCGTCCAGTCGATCGGCACGGTGACTCCGACGTACATCCCGTAGGTGCCCGCACCCGATTCGGTGCCGTTGATCAGGGTCTCGAACACGTCGCGGTGCGAGGTGCCGGCCGGCACCTGGTAGGGATAGATGACCCGGGACTGGATCAGCTGCGCGATCCGGTCGGATGCGTCGACGCTGATCGGCCCGTAGGGCATCGACGACTGGTCGAGCTGTTCGACCCGGAAGTACCCTTGCGGCACGTACTCCCGGGTGCCGTCCCCGAAGTCGACGCCGCGCTCGGCGAACAGCTCGACGCCGTAGGGCGCCAGCAGGTCGAAGTACTCGCCCGGCACGGTGGCCGACAGCGTGGCCTTGATGTCCGACGTGGCGTTGCGCCGGACGTTCGCGTCAAGCAGTGGAAGCTCGATACCGCCTATCGGGTCGGCGCCGAACTGGACCGTCGTCAGCAGCCGCACCCGGGCGACGGCCCGGTGCGTGCCGCCGATGGCGTCGCGGTAGCGGGCGGAGGTCGGCCAGGCCATCAGCTGGTCACGTCCCGCCAGGTCAGCAGCTCCGGATCGTCGGCGAGCTCTTGCCAGCTGGCGTAGCGCTCGCGCAGCGACGCCCAGGTGACCGCCACTCCGACGACCGACGGCGGCGGCGCGGCCACCTCGGTCAACGGGATGGTGAACATCGAGCGCACCGACTCGCGTGAGAGCCGGGCCACGGAGAACGAGCCGACGACCGCGTACATGCTGGGGCACTCGATCGAGTCGGGTGTCTGGAAGAAGACCGGCGCGCCCTGGCGCAGCGACGTGCGTAACGCCTCACGGTCGGCGCGGCTGGTGGTGATCACCTCGATGGTCATCGAGCCGGCGCTGTGCACGTCGGTGACCGCGATCGGATCCGGGCGCCCTCGCACTTCGTGCAGGACGTTGCGCGCGTCGTGGCGGATGTCGGACCAGTCGTGCAGGATCACCCGCCGATTGCTGGCCGGCGCGGCGATGAACTTGATCCACACTTCGTCGGGTGCGAGCCGGTCAGCGTCCACGATCCGCTGCTGCACGATGACGTCGGGCTGGTTCTCCGCGCTGGCCAACGCGACCACCCGGTACTGCATCGGGACGCCCGCGATGAACTCATAGTCGTCGACCTTGCGTGCGAGCCGCTGCTGGGCGACGTTGATCGAGACTCGACCGCCACGCACCTCCGCCCAGCGCGAGCGACCGCGCGGCCGGCTGTAGACCACCGCTCGCACGACCGACGCTGAGATTCCGACGGCATCGACCCGGACGCGTCCGCGTTTCGGGTCGTAGATCGCGGTCGCGATCATCCCCGTGGCGATCGACCACTCGCCGAAGGTGATCGAGCCGGAGCCGAACGACTCGCGCACGCCGGTGCCGGCGATGGTGACCGCGCCGAAGCGGACCAGGCCGGCTGGAGGATCACCCAGCGAGCTGGTCGAGGTCGATTCTCCGTCGGCACCGTCCCAGACCGCGCTCACGCTGTCGCCGTCGAAGTACCCCGAAGCCAACCGATCGGCCTCGATCGCAACCTGGGCGTCGACCAGGGTGTCGAACTGGCGCAGCATCGCTGCGGTCACCTCGGCGCCGCCCGCGTCCATCCCGTTGATCACCGGGGTGCACCGGCCGGCATCGACCGGTGCCTGGCCGATGATCGCGAAACGCTGCGTGCTGTTCGCGGTCATGTTGACCACGCCGTAGTCGGAACCCGCGCCGCTGGTGCTGCTCAGGAACGTGTTGCCGGACGTCCTCCAGTCCAGGCCCAGCGTGCCGGTCTGCGGCGCGATGGCGCGGATGCTGACGGAGAACACGTAGTACTTGCCGGCCACCACATCGCCGCGCGAGCACACGACCTGACCGGCCGTGGTCCCGGTCAGTGCCGTGGTGCGCGGCAGCGTGGCGTGCGCGGTCGCGGTCCGGTCCCACAACGTGGGGAACCAGGTCGAGTCATCGACCTTCAGCGCCGGGACGATCAGCAGGTTCTGCCTGGGCATCTAGAACGTCACCCCTCCGCCGACGCGGGCGCGCCGCACGGTCTCCCGGTCCTGCTCCGTGATCGCGGTCCGCACGGTCGCGCGCACCGGTTCGCCGTCGAGCAGCACCGTGACGTCGACCGCCTGGGCCCGCTGAGCGGCCAGCAGGGCAGCGAGCTGCTCGACCAGGGTCGGACCCTCGACCGCGGGCTGATCGAGTGCCAGCGACGATCCTGGGCCCGCGCCCGCCACCGTGAACGCCGCCGACGTCGCCAGCTGGCCCAGCGTCGCGTCGACCTGGGCGCCCAGGTTCTGCAACGGGTCGAGCGCGGCGATCTGGGCCGCCTCGCCCATCGCGCGGGCGCTGGCGATCACGCCGCTGGTCGAGTCCGCGAGGCCCAGCGCCAACCCCATGCCGGTCTGCCGGCCGCCCCAGCGCATGAGGGTCGACGGCGAGTTGATCCCGAAAAACCCGGTGATGTTCTCCCATGCGGAATTAGCCAGGTCACGAGCGGCGTCACCGACCGCGCCGATTCCGTCTTGGATCCCCTGGACCATTCCCGCAACCATGTCCTTGGCTGCCTGGAGTGCCTTCGCCGGAAGCTCTTGCAGGAACTTGACAGCCCCGTCGACGAGTTCCCGAACTTTCTGAATCGCCTGGTCCTTCATTTCGACGAATTTGGCAACCAATTGAGTGGCCGTGTCGACGACCCATGTCATGACCTGACCGGGCAGCCCGGCGAAAAACCCGACGACACCGGCGACCAGCTCACCGGCCTTGGCGACCGCGTTCGTCACCATGTCCAGGAATCCGGTCGCCACGTCGGTGACGAGCTGAGTCACCCAGGTCAAGGCGCCGGTCACCAGGTCGCCGAAGAACTGAATGACCTGTGGGACCCAGCCGGCCAGTCCGGTGAGAACGTTATTGATCAGGTCGAGGAAGAATTGAATGACCGTCGTCACGAAATTGACCACGGTCTCGATGACCGACGCTGCCATCGTGACGAATACCGCAATGATCTGCGCGGCGAACTCGATGATAGGCGTGATGATGGTGATGATCGCGGTCGCGATAGAGATGATCGCTTCGACCATGGGGATGATCGCGGGCACTACCGCTACAAAGGCCTCGATGAGCGGGGGGATGACCGCGGTCGCCAGATTCGTGATGATCGGCAGCAGCGGAATCAGCGCGTTGACCAGCTGGGTGAAGCCCTCGACGATGACGGGCACCAGCGGAGTAATCGCATTAAGGGCGACGGTCAGCTGTTCGGCGATCAGCGTAGCCAGCTGCTCGGCCACCGGCTGTAGGGCACGGAACAGCGGTTCGAGCGCGACCAGCGCCCCGACCAGCAGGTCAGAGATGATCGTCGCGACCTGGGTGATGATCGGCGCCAGGGTCGTGAGCACCTGGGCCAGGGTCGTGCCCAGCATGTTGACCAGCGGAGCGATCGCCCCGAGCACCGGCGCGACAGCTGAGGCGAGGGTGGCGAACAGTCCCACCGCGACACCCAGGATCGACGCGACAGGGCCGGCCAGCGCGGAGAGGAACGGACCGATGCCCTGTTCGACCAGGTCGGTGAACGCGCCGGCCAGCAGTGGCAGCACGGGCGCGAGCGTCCCGGACAGGACGTTGGCGAACTGAGTGAGCACCGGGCCCAGGGT